GTTGCGACTAAATCAGAATGATCTGCAGCATAATGAATATAAGAGCGATTATGTAAACTTACACTATCCTCGCTCTTAATTTCAATATCAAAAGGAAGTTCCCATTCATTACAAATTTTAGCTATTTTCATGAAAAGAAACTATCTAAATTATTAGTACGTTCTGCAGCATAAGGATCAGCAATGTTATGGGCTAACATATAATCAAACCACTCTTGGTCTTGCCACATATTAGGCGATACGCCATTCCATAATGGACGATGAAACTTATGATCTTTATTAGAACGACGTTCTTCGACATATTGTTTACGAAGATTTTCGTAATCCCAAGATTTTAATTCGACCATTTTCTCGCGGAAATATGATACTAATGTAAGGCGGTCATTATCATCCCCAAGAAGTTCATCGTTACCATGAATACCGCCATGATTATTTACAAGCAACATATCTCCTGGCTGTAAATTAATAGCAATACGAAACTCTGGAAGAATAAACTCAGCACCCTTCCAACCTTTACCTTCTGGTCCAGTAATACCGCAAATATTAGAGAACCCTTCATGAAGGTCTCCAGCATCTCGATGACAAGCCGTACGCCAGTTATGATTAACTGTTAAAGTGGTAAATACCGTTCCTTCAACAAGAAAACGTGGATCTAACTTATCGGCTTCTTTACGTTGATTAGCCCAACGCTTCGGAAGTAGTTCACGGAATTGCGCATTAAGTTTTTGTAAGTATGGAAATGCCATAGCAAATTTATCGCGATTCTTTTCAGTGTAAGAAGTTTCACGACCATACGGAATACGTGGATAACGATCAAAATAACCAGCAATACCAGACATAACTGATTGGGCATAATTCGTTTCGGAAATATAATTATTGATGATATGATTAGCTTCTTCAATCTGTTCCTGACGTGACATATTATGAACGCCAGCAACCCACTTATCAAACCAACCATGATACTCCGGATACTTGGCAGTTACAGCTGAACGAAGCCAAACTTGCCCACGAGTTTCTTCCTTAGAACCTTTCTTATGGCTCTCACGAATCGTTTCAAGAGTAGTACCATCATCAATTGTATTTTCTGGACGAGCAAGGAATGAAAGGATTTCGATTTGTTCTGCCGTAACCCAATCGCGATTACCACGACCTTCTTGACCTAATTGATCGCCACGAGGTCCAGCAGCAATACCACGATTTTGAGATTCTGTTGCGGCTTCTCTTAGACCAGCATAAGCTGCATCCATCTCTTCTTTAGTAAAAACATTTTTACGATATTTAAAAATGATGTTCTCTTCAGAAGTAGAACCATCTAGATCTTCGGCATAAAGATCGCAATCTTCGTTAATGATACGATCTGTATATTCTTTACATGTAATAAATGTACCAAGAACTTCTTCTGAATCAATTTTTTTTCTTACTAATACTTCAACCATTGTTTATACTCCAATTTACGACCATATATAAAGTTTACTATTATATAGTATATTTGTCAAGTATTTTTTTAATATCAGGAGGATTCCAACCTTCTGGTTTTTGAATTTTACCATCCTCTCGACGAATTACTTTACCATCAACTAGCTTGGCCATATTAGAACGATGGACTTCGTTGAAAATTTCATCAAGAGGAATACCGTATGATACAGCTGTACCACAAGCAATGTAGATAATATCAGCTAGAGCATCAGCAATCTCTACAATATTATTATCATATTCAGCATTACGATATTCCTCAAATTCTTCCGAAAGCAATCTCATACGCAAAACACGTTCATTTGCGTCAGGTAGTTCTGGCTTTTCGCCAACACGTTGACCGAATGCTGTTTGGAAATCTTTAACATCAGTAAAATAACTCATTTGTTCATCATATCCTTTAAAACGCCGTTTCTACCTTCACGACCATATTGATTATCTAATATTTTAACAACTCTTTGTAACATTGCAATTGCAAGAAGAAGTACTTCGTTCTTATCATCAGTCATCAAAATTTGAGCATCAATTGGTTTAATTAATACAGACATTCTTCGATGAAATTTAGCTTGTTGATTTTTATCCATTAATCCACTCCGGAGGATTACGACCTGTCCATTTATGTAATTTTAATTTACCGACACGGTAGTAATTACGATAGCTTTCAACAGGATCGTTGATAACTTTATATTCATCGGGCATACATGAAGGCATAGTAGTCCAATCATATTCTCCTAAATTTTTAGGAGGTGACTGGAGCATGTATGAAAGTTCGCCGAAACATTTATGTTGTTTACCATATCTATATGTATACTCTTCCATAAGAGCGAAAAAATGTTCGGCAAGCCAATGATAGTTTTCTATAGAAGTACGGCACCAAACAGCTGAAGGATGATTTATATGAGTCGCCTGATATAAAACATTATCACGAGCATCGTGCATAAGCCAAATTTTCTTTTTGCGACCAGTTTTGGTTACACCTTGTTGTTCTTTGCCATCAATAACACGATGAGCAGTAGAAAGAAGTTGTGCCGACTCTAAGATCATTTTAACAACATGTTTATCGACCATTGATTGAGCAGCAATTACTGGATCGGTATGTACATAAAATATATTCATTGTTTCCACTTTTTAAATGCAATGTCTTTATGATATTTGTTCGCTCTATTATAATAACGTACTCCATTCAAATAGTCAAGTGAATGTTGAAATGTTCTGGCAGTCAATCCTGTAAATGTTTCTGTTACTGTTTCACCATTAGGTAATTGAAATCTTACCTTAACGTGTTGAGGTCTTTTTATTTTAACAAGAAGTTTAGGATACATTATACAACTTTCTTCAAGAAGAACAAGTTCTTCGCTTTGTACAACAATCCTTGGATTATAACATACAAAATTTTCAGGCATCCCACGCATACCAAAAATACGATACGGTTCGCCAACTTGGTTCGCTGTTAAAGTAATAGCATTACTATCATACATTGTTTTAATAAGATCTTTTGAAAATTCGATAGGATCAAATGGAGGTTTCATAAAATCAAATTTTTCACATTCTTTGTTTAAAATAGGATCAGTATTATCTACAATTTTCATGATGCAATCCTTGAGAAATTTTTGTGTTTTTCAAATTTAATAACATTGTCAAATTTATCACTAATCTGATCAGTCTTATGACTAATGATAAATGTATTTGTATCAGTTGTGATAGTATTAAGAATTTTCATAAACTCTTCAGTACCATTGCTATCCAAAGAACTATCGAACACTTCATCCATTATTAAAATATTTGTATTAATAGAATTACGAAGTTTAGCAACAGCTCGCCAAGTAAACAATATCGCAAGATTAATACGCATTTTTTCACCTTCGCTAAAAGATGCATAACTAAACTCGTCTCTGTGTCTTGATTTAATCGTTTCATTAAATTCTTCATCAAGTTCGAACTGAACAAAAAAATCCATAGCCGAAAGATACTTATTGATCAGTTTATTAATAATAGGAATATACTGACGAATAATTTTCGATTTAATGCCACCATCTTTAAGAAGGATGGAAGCTGCTCCGTAAATATTTTTTTGATCGTTTAGTTCGTTTGTCCTATCGGCAATTATTACAAGGTTTTCTTCCAACTCATAAAGTTTGCTTGTATCTTGTTGTTCAACTGTTTTATTGATTGAATTTATTTCTTCAATCAATTGATTAGTATAGGTGGTTAATGAATTTATTTTAGTATCAACGACATGAGATTGCATAACTTTTTGACTAATCTCAAAGTTTATATCTAGCATATCACATATTTGTTTATTGGTTTTATCATATTCTTCTGATAGTTTTACAAGACCATCGTTAATTTCATTAATGTTTACGATTCTATTATCGATAGCCTCGCATTTAAAATCATAATCAATTTCTTGTTTACATGTTGGACAATTATCATGATCATTAAAGAAAGAAACTTCTTTATTTACGATAGCAAGATTAGCTTCAATCTTATGTTTTAATGATTGAAGTTTTCCCATTTTATTTTCAACTGATTTTAAATCTACAGTTTGTAATTTTAATTTTTCTATTTCTATATTGATATTTTCTTTTTGTATTTTTAAAGTTTCTATTTGTTCTTTTGTTTCATCAATACGTTCATTTTTATCAGCAATAATTGCATCATTATTATTTTGCATTTCTTGCATGTGTTCTTTGATAAGTTTAATTTTTTCCGAAAGAACTTTATGATCAGATTGATTTTGTACTAGATCTTCTTTATTAGAAGTAATTTTATCTTTCAGCAAGCTATTCATTGTTGTAAAAATTTGAAGGTCAAGAAGGTCTTCAATAATTTCTCTACGCTGACCTCCTGATAATTGCATAAAAGGAAGGAACGTAGCCGAACCAAGAACAATAACTTGCGAAAATGATTTATGATTAATTTTAAGAATTTGCCTTTCAACAATCTCTTGATAATCTTTCATTTCTGCAGATTGATTCATCAGTTTACCATTTTGATAAACTTCAAACACATTCGGCTTAATACCACGAATAATTTTATAATCATTAGAAGATATAGAAAATTCTACTTCAACTACCATCTCTTTACGAGTAATAGAATTTAAAAGTTGTGGTTTATTAATTTTACGAAATGGTTTACCGAATAATGAATATGATAATGCATCGAGCATGGTAGATTTACCAGCACCGTTTTCACCAACCACCAAAGTTGTATTATGAGTATTAAGATTAATTTCTGTAAACAAATTTCCTGTTGATAAGAAATTTTTCCACTTTAAGGATTTAAATGTTATCATGCTAGATTAATAGCCTCATTATATAATTCAACGATTGCATTTTCTAATTTTTTCTTAGATAGATTAGGAGCATTAATTTGTTCGATATATGTTTTAAAAATATCAATAGTAGACTCTGCTTCATTAACAATATCATCATCATTTTCAAGATAAAGATTAAGGTTATCTTCTACAATTTGCATATCTAAGGGATTACACTTCTCTAAATTTTCAATAAACATATCAAAGAAGTAAGGATTTGTTTTATTGGTAACAATAACTTTTACCATCTTACCTTTGTACTGTTCAAAATCATGATCAAGAATTTCAGTAATTATTTTATCTGAATCGTTATACCATACCTTATAAAACATTTTATATGGATTACGTATAAAAGTCAACTCTTTTGTTTTCGTATCCAAGATATGAAAGCCCCGAGGATCATCGAAATCGGACCAAGTAAACTCAGCATGGCTACCCAAATAATGAATATTGTTAGTTGTAGAACGGTGATGGTAGTGACCAGTAAGAACCATTTCAAACCTGTCGAAGACTTTAGGGTCGTCTCCATGCGAATTGATACTTCCCTTGAACATTTCGAAGCCAGCAAGTTCCAAGTGGCTACCAATGATTGCGGCATCGGTTTTCCTTATCATATCAAAAGATTGTTCACGATTTTCATTATTAATCCATGGCAAAAGAAGTATCTTAGTTTTATCAAATACAACTTCAGTTGGATCTTTATAGATAGTGACATTGTCATAACTACTAGAAACTAATTCTTTCAAAGAATTTACTTCATTCGTATTTTTATAAAATACATCATGATTACCTGCTATAATATGTGTATCAATTTTTTTATCACGTAGCGGTTCTAGGAAATCTTCCCTAAGTCTTTTAGCGGTGATAAAATTGATATACTTCCTGCGATCAACCAAGTCGCCCAAATGCAAGACAGTGCTGATCCCATCACGAAGTAAGGTAGGGAAGAATACATCATCGAGGAAACGCTTGGAGTTGTCGTGAAATGCGATGTTGTCATTGCGAATCCCCCAATGTGTATCCGTGATTACCGCTATCTTCATTAAGCAACTCCTCAGTTTCAAATTTTTCAATTCCAGATTTTTTAATCTTAAGAATTTTTGCATCATTTATTTTAGTTTCGAAAGATCTAATAATATCAGCCGAATATTCATTTCTACTCATTTGACCGTCACCGAAAGATTCTTCCATCTGGCCAACTATAAAAGTATTTTCAAAATTTTTATGTTTAATATATGATTGTTTTTTTTCTTTAGAAATTCTTCTAATGAATGCATTCCAAGCAATTTGTGTAAAATAAGCAAAAGGATTATTATATCTATCCGGATCGAAATTATCAACTGCAGCAATACAGTTTTCGATACCATCAGCAATCATTTCATCTTTATACGTATAACTTGCAAAATTTGGTTTAGTAGCAAGTTTAGTACAAATCATTAATAGACATTCGCCAATATATCTAGGAATTTTAGGAGCTGGTCTATTTTCATCTACTGCTAATACACGGGCTGCTTTATATTCCTGCATTTTTTCGAAAAGAGTTTTATTATTTACATAATGTGCTTTTTTCTTACGAGCAGGTTTTGCGATATGATCTTTAATTGCTTGTGAATATTCTTCCGTCATTTATTGTACTTTCAAGTTTACTGGATAAATTTTATAGTCAAATTTTTCCTCATTATAAATTTTCATACGTTCGACAAAATGTAATATAGTAAAATTCTTTCTAGTTTTCCAAGAAAGATCATCGGCTATATCGTAAAGGATAGCAGTTTCTTTAGTGTCTGATTTACGGAGACCACGACCAATAGATTGTAAATTTCTTATTTTAGATTTTGAAGGACTAGCAAATATGATGTTATGCAAATTACGAATGTTAACTCCGGTACTAAAAGTCCCATAACTAGCGACGATAATACTGGATGGCGATTGCTCCACGATTTTACGAATTTCTTCACGCTCTTCTCCATCAACTCCACCATGAACAAAATGAACAGGAACACCCTGATCTTTTAACATGTCATATAATATCTTACCATGTTTTTCTACGTATTGGAATAATAACAACGTATTGCCTTTTAACGATAAAGCAAGGTTCTGTATAAAACGATTACGTTCAGGTAATCCTACTAGAAAATCCATCTCGCTTTTATAATCAAATGCGGTTACATTTTTTCTAACATTATCAGGGTATTTTAATATTATAGCCTTAATAAGGAAATTAGACAAGTGTTTTTGTTCAATTAACTTTGATGTAGTCGTTACCGATTTAACTGCACCAAATAAACCTTCTAGAACCAGTTTATGTGTTTCTGTACCGTCTAGAGTTCCTGTAAACCCAAAACGATACTTGCAATTATTAAGTTTTGACATAATAGAAGTAAGAGATTTAGCTTTAAATAAATGCGCCTCGTCGCCTATGACAACGTCAAATTCCTGGAAATATTTCTGATCCATTTTGTAAATTGATTGCCATGTCGAGATGGTAATTTGTGCATTAGATCGCTTATCTTGTCCGCTAAAAATTCTGTGTATGTTCCCAGGAGAATCAAAACCATAGTCGGAAAAGTCAGTAGCCAGCTGACTAACCAGAGAAGTAGTTGGAACGATAATAAGAGTGCGTGTATCATAATACCTCGTCAGTAAATAAATAATAAATGATTTGCCCGAAGCAGTTGGAGAAAGAAGCAAAGCTCTTCGATTACGAACACTATAAACAAATGCGTCTACTTGATAATCCCTACGTTCAAATTTAGATGGAATATTTAAAGTATCAATAAAATCATTTGCTTCTTTTAATGAAAATTCTTCAGCAGAAAAATCTGTAAGATAGTCGAGTTCATAATTTCTTTTATTACAAAACTCTTCAATATATTTTAAAAGACCGCCATAAAGCATGCCAGTCATAGTATTATAAAGACGAATTTTACCATCCCAAAATTTACTTTTGTAAGCTGGCATAAACTTTGCGCCTGGAACATCGAATGTAAAATATTCATTCAGTTCATATGCTATACCTGGATCAGCAGTGACTCTATTATAAGTTTCATCTACTTTTTCTATTTTTACTATATCCATTAACCACCCTGAGTAAATCTGATAAAGTCGATAGCAGCTTTAATCTGATACCCTCTATTTTGTAATGATTTAAGTATTGATTCTAAAAATTCTATTTTTTCTAATTGATAGCCGATCTTTAAAGACAATTCAATAATATCTTTATCAGCATCAATATATGTAGGGATGTG